TGGGTGTACGATAACGCTAAGGTGTGCGGTGACGCTAAGGTGTGCGGTGACGCTGAGGTGTACGGTGACGCTTGGGTGTGCGGTGACGCTGAGGTGTACGGTGACGCTTGGGTGTGCGGTGACGCTGATTACTCGACAGTGAAAGGTTTTGGCAGAATTTTTCGTACTACAACATTCTTCCGAAAAAAGGACAAGGATATAGGCGTTAGTTGCGGCTGCTTTTACGGCACGTTGGAAGAATTCCGCAAAAAGGTCAAGGAGACGCACGGAGAAAGCAAGACAGCGAAGGAATACCTGATGCTTGCGGACCTGATGGAATATAAATTTTCGCGCGAGATGGATGAGGAGGTAAATCAATGACGAACAGAGAGAAGATTCATGAACTCCTGTGCCTGTGCATGGAAATACAGGAGCATGGTTATGGGGAAAACGGATATCCATATGTTGGTTTTGAAACATCAAATTATGGCACGAGCATAGAAGTGCGAATAATGGACGATGGTTTCAGATCAGACCACGGATATGACGGAATCTATTCATTTGCGTTTGACCGCATAAGCGAACGCGCATACAACAATTGCAAGAAACACCTGATTGATCTGAGAAAGAAGGTGCAGGAATGTACGGATACATCTGCGAACACTGCGGAGCGCACCTAGACCCGGGAGAGCATTGCGACTGCGAGGTGGAGAGAAGGCGCAACCGCAAACTGCACCAGAGGTATTACAAGAACCTATTTGAATACATGAAGGAATTGGAGGAAATAGAGCATGAGCGAATTGAAATTTGAAGTAAGCCAGCAGAATGGGCTGATAGATGCGAATTTTGACATCCTTAAGTCACAACTTGCTGAAAAGATGGAGGAATACAAGGAAAAGAAATTCTCGGAAGAGACCAAGAAAGAGGCAAAGAGCGATCTTGCCTATCTGCGGAAACTCAAGGAGGCAACGAACCGGCGCAAGATAGAGGTGAAGAATGAATACATGGAGCCATACACGCAGTTCGAAGCCGGGGTAAAGGAACTGATCGGTTTGATAGACGAGCCAATCCGCCTGATAGATGGCCAGATCAAGGAATTTGAAGAAAATCGCGTCAGACAGAAGCGTGCAGAAATTGAGGCTGCCTATGAGGAACTTGTTTCCGAGGAACTGAAGGACTACATGCCGCTTGAATGCATATATGGCAGCAAGTGGAACAATGCCGGGACAACCATGAAGTCCATCCGTCAGGAGATCAGGCTTGAAGCAGAAAAGACCAGAGGAGAGATAGCGGTCATCTCCAACATGCAGTCCGACAAGGTGCAGGATGCGCTCAATCTGTACATGGCTAACCGCAGCCTTTCGTCTGCAATCAAGTACATAACCGATTACGAGGCCAGGAAAGCGGAGATTCTGGCAGCGCAGAAGGAAGAGGCTGCCAGGAAAGAAGAACGTATGAGGCAGGAGGAAATCGACAGGATAAGGCGCGAGGAAAGGGAACGGATTGCCGAGGAAGAGCGCATCAGGAACCAGGCAAGGCAGGAGGCAGTAGAAGAGATCAAGACGGTTGACGATGCCGCCGCCGCGCCGCTTGCGTGCGAGGCATCAAGGAAGGTGATCTACACGGTTGTTGCCACGCCGGAAGAACTGGAAGAGATCGAGACGGCACTCACAAGCCTTGGAATTTATTACGAGAGGAAGGATGTGTAATGTCCATATATGAGAAGCTGCGCCATATCCAGTTGGGGCTTAAGGCCCCAAAGAGCCAGTACAACGAGTTTGGGAATTTTTTCTATCGGAACTGCGAGGACATCCTTTCCGCTGTGAAGCCATTGCTCGAAGAAGAAAACTGCACGATTGTAATATCTGACGAACTGCTTCTTGTCGGTGAAAGATACTATATTTCAGCCACTGTCGAACTGATTGATTGCGAGACAGGCGAGAAGGTATCGAACAGATCTTACGCGAGGGAGGAACACAGCATCAAGGGAATGGCATCCTCACAGATCACAGGGAGCGCAAGCACGTACGCAAGAAAATACGCGCTGAATGGACTTCTGTGCATAGACGATTCGAGAGACCCTGACAGTGCTGATAAGTCTGACGCTGACAAGCCGATCAGCCCATTGGGCAAGGAGGAACTTCTGAATGAATTCAAGCGCGAGATCAAGCGGACTGGCAAGTCATACAAGTACTTCCTTAGAGAGGCGGCGGCAAATGCGATAGAGGAACTTTCCGAGGATTTCCTGAACAATGCGCTCGTAATGCTCAGAAAATGCCCGGACAAAAAGAAAGGTGACGCTTAAATGGACTTTACAGGACGATTTGATAGCCTGATGGTGGACTTGGTGGCTGGAAAGCAAAAAGCCGTCCTGACGCTGAATGAGGATGCCAGAGAGGCATTTGACAGCCTTAAGGATTTGCCGCTGTCAATCACGATCAAGAAATACCGAAAGAAGCGGTCACTGAACGCGAACGCTTACTTCCATGTCCTGGTTGGGAAACTGGCTGACATGCTCGGTACCAGCAAGGCGTATATGAAGAACACGCTCTTGCAGAAGTATGGGCAACTGGCAATCGAGAATGACAGCATCGTGCCGCTAATCATCCGGGATGACATCGACATGATGGAGCGCGAGGAGATACACGTCAGGCCAACGGACAAGACGAGGATCATGGATGACGGCAAGGCGTACCGGGTGTACCTCCTGCTGCGCGGCTCCCATACCTACAATACCGCGGAGATGTCGTCCCTGATTGACGGGACCGTGCAGGACGCGAAGGAGCAGGGCATAGAGACCGCCACCCCGGACGAGCTGGAGCGTATGAAGCAGCAATGGAGGGTTGAGGCATGAAGAGGCTATGGAGCATATTCACGGATGACATGGACTGCTGCATGTACACCGGGAGGTACGGCGTGGAGCGTCACCACGTATTCAGCCACACTTCCCGGGAGCGGAAATTGTGCGAGAAGTACGGATTCATAGCACCGCTGACCCCATCCCTGCATCCGAACGGCGTGCATGCCGGAAAGGATGCGGCGAAGGTGGACAAGGAATTGCGTCAGAAATGCAGGGAATATTACATAGCACACTATGGTAATGAAGAGCAGTTTCGGCAGGAATTCTATTACAGTAGTTAGCCATAAGGCTTGACTATACATGCAACCAGCCGTGTTGCACACAATGTATCACGAGTAACTTATTGACCGCCAGCACCCAGTCGTAAGGGCCTGGGAGAAGGGAGGATCATGGTAGGACAGATCGAATTAGAGGATTACCTGAAATCAATCAACAGGGAATCCCTTAACATATTAGACTACATTCCGACAGGACGCATGAATGCCATCACACGGCATGCGCTGGCCATCCGAACAGGCATATCAGACCGACAGGTTAGGGACCTGATCCACTACGCCAGGAGAGACATTCCGATACTCAACATGCAGGATGGGAGGGGCTACTTCATACCGGATATGAATGACGAGGTTGAGAGAGGAATGCTCGCCGCATATGTAAGGCAGGAGGAAAACAGGCTTAGAAGCATAGGCTGGTCTCTTGCATCTGCGAGGCAGACATGCAGGAACTGCGGGATCGAATGGCGTGATAAGAAGTGGGACAGGAAGAAGCGAAAGGGCAGGAAGGTGGCATAGATGGCAGAAAGAAGGATGTTTTCAAAGACTATCGTGGATTCCGATGCCTTCCTGGAAATGCCGCTATCGACCCAATCCCTGTACTTTCATCTATCCATGAGAGCGGATGACGATGGGTTCCTGAACAACGCCAGGAAGATACAACGAATTATCGGTGCATCGGATGACGACTTGAAGTTATTAGTTGCAAAAAAGTTTATTATTCCGTTCGAAACAGGGGTAATCGTAATAAAACACTGGAAAATTCATAATTACATCCGAGGAGATAGAAAAAAGAACACGGTATATTCAGAAGAACTCTCTATGCTCGAAGAAAAGGATAATGGAGCATATGAATTGCGAAACGATTTGGCAGAGATACCAGAAGAAAACTGTGAGACAAAGAGACAAAAAGCATATAAAGAAAGCAGTCTGCCATATAGTTTTGAATACAAAATAAAAGAGGCATTTACAGGGGAAGCATGCCCTGTGTGCGGTTTTAAAATGCAGATGATTGCGGAAGATGGAATCATATCAAAAAACAGAATTCCTACTATTCAGCATAATATCCCTATTTCGAAAGGCGGAAAACATGAATTAGGGAATATCTCTGTAATATGTAAGGAGTGCAATATTTCCATACGAGACAATGAGACAGGAGAACTGAATTCCAGGGAAGTGATGGAAAAATGGGATAAAATATGCATGGCAGGCAAGTTGCAGACAAGTGACAGTCACTTGTCTGTCGGATGTCGGTCAAGTGACTGCATAGGTAAGGATAGTATAGGTAAGGTAAGTATAGTAGAGGGTAGTATATCTTCCTGTCCAGAGCCGGAACCGGCCCCGGACAGAATACCGGCAATAGCCCTTACCCTGAACGACAAGACGGAATACTGGATATACGAGGATCAGGTGAATGAATGGACGGAGTTGTTTCCGGCAGTAGACGTAATGCAGGAACTCCGCAAGATGAAGTCCTGGCTCGACAGCAACACTAGTAGGCGAAAGACCAAGAGAGGAATCCTTAGGTTCGTGAACGGTTGGCTGTCCAAGGAGCAGGACAAGGGCCGGACGCAGCGCAGGACTGATGTGGATAGAGTAAGCGAGGTGGATGGCTGGTAATGACAAGGGATGAATTCAAGATTCTCGTCAAGGCGATCAGAGGGGCTTATGCAAAATGCCCGATCACCACGCAGCAGATATTCGATGAGTGGTATACGATGCTTGGGGATATGGATTACACGACAGTATCCAGAAATCTACAGCGGCACATAAGGACGAACAAGTTTGCGCCGACGATTGCGGAACTGAGGAACGAGATGCCGAATGGATTCAGCAATTTCACGGGACGGAATTATGACATGAGGAAGTTGGAACTGGCATTGCTTGGCGTTCGCCCGGCAGCCGGAATAGAGGAAATCAAGGAGGATATAGCAGAAAGTGATTAAGAAAGTAGCAATAGACTATGAAAAACTGTGCGAAGAACTTAATCGGCAGGGAAAGACGAAGCAGGGGTTCTCCCTTGAAATTGGGAGGGGGAAGGACTACATAGTCAGCATCAAGCACAGGCCGGAGCAGCCGGAGAATATGGAGAGCCTGATGTGCACGCTTTTGGGACTTGATGCCGGCAGCCTTGTGAAGAAGGAGAAGGCTTTGCAGAAGGGCGCAGAAGCGAAGGTGCTGGAAAACATACACAGGAAGTTATGCGAGATAGAGGGAGCAGTCAGCGGTCAAACAGAGATGCTTGAGAAGATTTTTAAAAAATCGAATGCCAATACCATCCAGATCGAGAAGGTGAAGGACATGATCATATCCGCCGCTGAGACGGAGAGCGACCGGGCAGAGAAGCTGCTTACGGACATGATGGAGACCGGTGAGGCACTGGCACAGGATATTTTCGCGAAGGCCGATGAAATGTGCATCTCCAGGAAGGAGATCATGAGAGCCAAGAAGAAACTCGATGTAAGGGTATCCACGACAGGATACGGGCATAGCCAGAAGGCAGTATGGAGGATATGACATGTTCGAAAACAACAGATACACGCACTCTTCCGGCAAGCAGCAGATCGTAGTACCTAATGTCAAGCCGGGAAACATGAATGCATTCAGGTACGGACGAAGCAAACGGAAGAGGAAGATCATCAAGAGAGGGAAATAGCCATGAGGAAGAAACTGATAGCAGCGGCAATCATCCTGATTGTGCTTGCTGCGGCGGCAGCCAGTAGGATGCATCTAAATGCGGAGCCTGACCAGCCAGAGCCAGAGGCACAGCCGCTTGTGATAACGGAGCCGGAGCCATGCCATACAGGCACGGTAGTAGTATACGGGGAGGGAGTCAGGGAATCCGTATACAACGGCCACATAGAGATTGAGAATGACGGCAGGGACGGCAACGATATACGCATATACGTATATGCCGGAGAAGGAGGTAAGAAGTAAGTATGGAAGCAGATATAAAAATGCAAATAGAAGCAATTAAAAATCCATCAAAAGTAAGAGTTATGGACTATGGAGAAGTAGTGTTATTGGTGGATGGTCATAAAGGGCCATACATAAAAAAAGAAATGGCGATGATTGATCTGTCAAAAGTAAATCAGGTCAAAGCAGCCGAAGAATTCGACCCAAATAACACTAAACTACTAAAGATCAAAAGAACCAATCATTTGCTTATCTGCAAGTCAGGAAGGATTGCTTGCAGATTTGACACAGATGAGGGTGAACACATATGGGCTAGAAATGACTGGATAAGAGAGTACAAAAACGCTATGAGTTACGTGACAATAGAAAATAAAACGGCTGTTATACCGATAGGAATAACTGGTGAGCCGCTGGGGGTTGTGTTATGTATGCGAATAAACGATGAAACATAAGTAAATAACCATTTGTAAGACAGAAAGGAGAACTTATAATGGCACCATTAAACAAGGCTTTATTCAGTAGCGCGAAGGAAGATTGGGCAACGCCGCAGGACTTCTTCGACAAATTAGACAAAGAATTTCACTTCGATTTAGATCCATGCGCTGACGCAGAAAACGCAAAGTGTAAAGAATTTTTCACGAAGGAGCAAAACGGACTTTTGCAGGATTGGGGTGGGCGTTGCGTCTTCTGCAATCCACCTTATGGGAGAACTTCAACCGGCGAATGGATCAAAAAATGTTACGAAGAAGCACAGAAACCTGGAACGGTTGTTGTTGCACTCATTCCGGCGCGTACTGACACAAGGTTTTTTCACGATTACATATATCACAAAGCGGAAATTCGCTTTATAAAAGGCCGCCTTCACTTCGGCGGCTGCAAAAATGCGGCGCCGTTTCCTTCTATGGTGGTAGTTTTCAGAAAGGGCCAGGTTTAGTGGAGGTGGAACATGAAATATAGATGTAAGAAAGATTTCCCGATAGAGATTTATGATGAGCATGGTATGCCTACAATGGAATATAGAGATATCAAATTTGGGACTGTTTGGACAAGAGATGATAATGCGGATTATATAGGGGGAGAGGTTCATCTCGACAATGAAGAAACAATGGAATGGATCGAAATAAGTCACGAAACTTTAAGAGAATATTTTGAAGAATTAACTTAGGATTTAGAGGAGGACTTATATGAGAATATTGGTGGCATGCGAAGAATCACAGGCAGTACCATTGAACTGAGACGATTAGGGCATGAAGCATATAGTTGTGATATCGAGCCATGTTCCGGAGGGCATCCTGAATGGCATTTGCAACAGGATGTAACGCAACTGTTGAATTGGTAAGGTAACAATTTCTTAGGAGAGTGATTAGAATGACGGATGAAGAAGCAATTAAGCTGTTGTCTTATGATAATACTGCATATGGCGGATTGTGTACAGAAGAAGTGAGAAATGTTGCAATCGGAGCACTTGAAAAGCAGATTCCAAAAAAACCAACATACGAAGGCGATGGTTATGCACCAGACGGAACGTTTGTATGGGATGAGTGGCTATGTCCGAACTGCGGTTCAAAATACGAAGTGGACTATGATGATTATGATTACTGCCCTAATTGCGGACAGAAGATAGATTGGAGTGAAAAGGATGAGTGATATAGAATTAAAACCGTGCCCATTCTGCGGTGGGGAAGCAGTAGTTCATGCTAATGACGGTGTGAAAGTAATTTGCAGAGAATGTGGTGCATCGTCAAAAGGCCTGGTGGATGTATATTCACAAGGCAGACCGAATGGAAGTGCAATAAAGGCAGTCGTTACAGCATGGAACAACCGCAAGCCGATGGAACGGATCGTGGAACAGATACAAGAAGTAGCAAAAAATTATTGTGATGCAATATCTTGCGAAGATAATCCTCGTGGACTTGCTTATAAATGCAAAGATTGCGACCATTATTGTTTTGTTAAGACTATTATCGAGATTGTGAAAGGCGGTGCGGAATGAATGATTAAGGGAAAAGCAAAAATGGAGTTTGGAACTGGAGACATCAGAATGACAGCCTGCTTAAGCGGAGAAGTTGCAGCGCTTTGCTGCATTACGCAGGAACCGCATGAAATAGGTGAGCGAGTCCCTTTGACGGATGAATGGAGTTCGAGGGAAGCACAGGTTATCATGACTTTTACGAAACCGGAAAGTATCGATGTTCTGATCGGTGAACTTGCGGATGCAAGAGATATGATGACTGGCACATATGATGGAGATCTTACGGAGCACGATGGACTTTTGGACTTTGACTCCTTCATGAAGGAATAAATGGGAATATGGTGGAATATTTCTTGGACAAGGCAATTTCTCTATCATATACTCGTATGAACCGATAGAAAAATACCCTGTATATACAGATACCGTGGGACAAAGCACGGGGAAATATGATATTTCCGGAAAGGAAATTTTTGAAGGCAATATAATTGAAAGTCATTTGGGAGGTCAGGTACTTGCCGGAAATATGGTTGTTAAATTCGGTAAATACCAAGCATATTGTCCCGTAGATAAACAGGATATGGATAGCGTGGGATTTTATGTATCGGCTCCTGGGGTGCCAAATATGCCATTAGGGCCGACGGAGGATTATGCAAAGGTAATCGGGAATATTTTTGAGAACCCGGACTTAATCAGCAAACCTGAGATATATAACATTAGCATTTAGGAGGAAAATATGATATGGCAGAAAGAACACCAAATAAACAAGGGTTGGAGTCTGTTATCAAGATTATAGAACAAGTATGCGATGATATCTGCGATAACTATTGCATGTATAAGGACACAGTAGATGAGGAATGTCTGTGCGATGTTACCCGGAATGGCGGGAGATGTCCACTTGATAGGCTGAATTAGCATTTTAATTAAATAACAGGAAGGAGGCGGAGACCCCGGCCGGGAAAAGATATCTGGTCTTCTTTCAAAAAAAATGGAAAAAAAAGAATTAACAACAGAAGAATGGAAAGCGGAAAAGAAGAAAAAGAAAGCACAGATGATAGCAATGCAGCGTTTACCTTACGAGGTAAAAGTAAAACGGGCAGAACTTAGAGCAATTGAGTTTGTAGAGCGGCTGGATGACTTAGATATGAACGCTCACGTAAGCGTCGGAGGATTGGACAGTATCGTGTTGTTGCTATTCCTGCGCAAGATAGGGATTGATATACCCGCGATATCGGCATCTGCCTTAGAAGATAAGAGCATACAGAAAGTACATAAAGAGCTTGGAGTTATTTCTGTCTCTCCTGATAAGTCAAAGACAGAAATACTGAATGAATTTGGCTTCCCTGTAATCAGTAAAAAGATAGCGGGAAGAATTGAAACTCTGCAAAATCCAACAGAAAAAAACAGAACAGTCAGGCATGCAATAATTACCGGTGAATGTGGAGCACAGGGGCATTATGCAAAAAACAGTCGGATGAAGTTACCACAAAAGTGGTTAAATCTCTTTGCTGGGTACGAAAATGAGAATGAAGGTGTTGATTATCAAATCGCACCATTCAAGGTATCAAATAAGTGTTGCATGTATTTGAAAGAGAAACCTTGTGATAGATGGGCGAAAGAGCATAACAGCAAACCGTTTTTAGGACTTATGGCTAGCGAGGGAGGACAGAGAGAAGAAGCCCTTACAGAACATGGATGCAATTACTTTGGAAAGGGTGTCATCCGAAGTGCTCCATTTGCCCCATTTCTGCGGCAGGATCTGCTGCAATTGGCTTTGGATTTAGATGTACCAGTGCCGGAAATATACGGTACTATTGAACGAAAAACGGATGGTACCTTGTATACAACAGGAGCACAACGCACTGGATGTAGCATGTGCGGGTTTGGGGTGCATATGGAAAAGCGTCCACACAGGTTCGATCAACTTCGGCATCGAAATCCAAAAGAATGGGAGTTTTGGATGTATAGATGCTGTACAGACACAGAAACGGGGGAGAAATTTGGATGGGGGCGGGTGCTGGATTATATTGGTATTAAGTGGGAGGATATTCCAGACGAAGACCAGATTCAAGACGAAGACCAGATTCCAGGGCAGATGCGAATAGAAGATTTTGAGATTAACTAACCTGAGATTTAGGAAGGAGAAGAATATGAATCTTTCGGGTTATACAACAAAAGAGTTGGTAGAAGAATTAAAAAATAGAGAAGGTGTCAAATCAGAATACGCCGGACTTGATGAAGTAAAGAGTATTGAAGTAGATGGTCCGGCAGAAATTCTGATTGTCATGGACTAGCCTATCCGCCTATAGGGATATACGCCCTTAACATGAGCGGCAAGATAACTGCCATGAGAAGGTGCAGACATCAGGCTGCGATATATGGATTCTGGAACGCCGGAATATGCATATAATCCGCCACGATTAAATGCGACGTACAGAGTTCCGTTTTCGTAGCCAATGCTTGCAATGTTACTTGATGATACGGGTGTCATCTGCATGGATATACTCCTTTCTTCAAGCAACCTTACATTGACACTTAGAATTATATTTGAATATGCGAAAATTAGCAACAGATGGACCAGAAGGGAGTGGTAATATGCATGGAGACAATCCGGAGTACGCGGAGAAGGTAATTAGAGAGATCGTAGATCATTGGGACGAACTGGTCGGAAAGACAGAGGAATCACAAAACGACGAATAAGGAGATGATCGGGATTGAGAAAGCAGCGAAGAGACAGTTGGAAAGTGCTATTTATAAAATGGGCGTTTAGATAACAAAAAATAGCCAGCCGGCCTGCAGATAAATTGGTGGTATAAAAGCAGGCCAAAGGCTGGCAACATGATAATTATAAGGCTTCAGAGCCAAAAAGGCAAGAGAACAGAACAAACGAAGGAGATGATAGATTGAAGAATCGGAAGAGGGACAGGCATACGCTTGAGAGCGACCGGAAGTCCGGGCGTAAGATGATGGCAGAGAGTAAGCCGTCTGCTTCGGCGGCGAGGCGGTTTGTACATAAGGCGTATCAAAGTTATACGGTGGAAGATTATCTTAACAAGTTGGGAGTAGATGTGAAAGGGGTGGCTAAGGACAGTGAAAAACTCTGAAAGCATAAAAATGTTTCTGGATTTTGTAGATGAGTGCCAGAGTTTAAACAATACGGCAAGGGAGAATATTTCAGTAGAGGAAAAGAGACAGCAGGATCTTTTGCACCAGATCGAGTTCGAGAGATCCGCAAAGAAACGGGGACCGATAGGCACGAAACTACATAAGTGCCGGAATGATCGAAGAAGATATAAGGATCTATTCGAGGAGACGGATGAGATTGTCCAGTTCTTCCAGCAGCCTCAGCATAAGAGGACACTGGAACAGCTGCGGCAGCTTCTCGGCAGGGTGCGGAAGGCAGAGAAGTATCATGAAAACAGGACGTATATACCAAGGATTGAAAAGGAGTGATGCTGGTGGACAAGAAGATTATGATGATGTGGCCGACCCCACGGGCAGGAGGGAGCAACGGAAGTTCGGAATCTGGACGGAAGCATGGAGACCTGGCGGCGAAGATTGGTGGGCAACTGAACCCTCGGGTGGACAGAATTAGATGCCTGGGAAACGCAGTAGTTCCACAGCAGTTCTACCAAATATTTCAAGCAATAGCAGAAATCGAAAGGAGAGAAGAAGATGAGTTGCAAATGCGCGAAACCAACAGATGAATACCACGGATGGGAATGTGAGGTTACAGGAGGAGCGTGTGTGTTCTTGATTCCAGACAGTAAGTCGTGTGCGGAACTGTTTGGAGAAGGACCGGACGCAGAAGAGCCAGATAAAATAGAATGACTGCCGCACTATACGGTAGATGAGTATATTTTAAAAAATTGGGTGAGTGTACGTTGAAAATAAAATAAAACAAGCAGTGGAATACCGGACAAAGTATATTCTCCACTGCTCATTCACCTAAGAAGATTGTATCATAAGACTTCTTCTTAGGCAATACCAAGGAGGAAATGTTATGTATACAAATGAGAATGTAAATATTAAGAGCAACATTATTAACAACATTATGCTGCAAATGTCCATATATCTGGATGCGGTAACGCTGGACATCTTACAGAAAGTCATAGAGGAGCAGTTCGTATTCCTGAATGTGGAGAGGATCACGACCCTTCCGGCCAAAGTGGATACAAGCACGGAGGAAAAGAATAACTATCTCATCGACTTGTACAGGCTTAAGAAGAGCAGGCTGGCAAAAGAGACGATGGATCAGTATATTGGAGCGATAACGCGTCTTATTACACAGGTAGACAAGCCTCTTACCGACATAGACGAGATAGATATAGACTACTATCTCCGGTATTACGAGAATCGAAATGTGAAGAACAACAGAGGCAAGAACCAGGCCAGCACTTGCAATAACGAGCGCAGATACCTCTCTGCATTCTTCACCTGGCTGCGCAAGGAGAAGTTTGTTACATATAACCCGGTCGAATGCGTGGAGCCGAAGAGGGAGCGCAGGAAACCGATAGACTATTTCAGGCCGGGACAGATGGAGGAACTAAGGGAAGGATGCATTACCCTGAGAGACAGGGCATTGGTAGAAGTCCTGAGAAGCACCGGGGCCAGGGTAGGCGAGATCGTGCCGATCAATAGGGATGACATCGACTGGAATACGGGAGACGTGACCATTCTTGGCGAAAAGGGTGGAAGATACCGCGTGATCTATCTGGACGAGGTAGCAAGGTATCATCTCCGCAAGTATGTGGAGAGCAGGAAGGATGATAACGAGGCATTATTTGTGTGGGAGAGATCGCCGCATAACCGCCTTAACAAGACTGGGATCAGGGCATCTCTTAAGACGATTGCCGGACGCGTAGGGCTTAAGTGCCGCGTATATCCACACAAGATGCGAAAGACCCTGGGAATGCAATTGAAGAACCAGGGAGTAGACATCGGGGATATCCAGGAGATACTTGGACACAGCAACCCGAACGTTACGAGCCGCTATTATGCAGAGTCCACGCCAGACACATTGCGTGACGTAAGGAGAAGGGCGGCAGCATAGGAAAGGAGAATGATGGAGATAGACAAGATTATATTAACCCAGTTATGCAGTCACAAGAAGGAGTTATCTGATTTGCGGCGCAGGAAAGAGGACAATGACAGGGAGATAGAGAGGCTTGAGGATAAGGGCACGGTCGTGTCAGACTCCGTGACATGCGGAAAGAAAGGGAAGAAGCCGCTAGGCACGAAGCGGATTACCGGATTCCCGATGCCGGAGTATGAAAAGCGGATGAGGTACAAGCGCGTATACAGCAATATGCTTGAGCGTCAGATTACGAAGATTGATAAGGAAATCGCTGAGGCAGAGCAGTACATAGAGAGCATTTCGGACAGCCGCATAAGGAGGATATGCAGATTCAGGTGTCTGGATGATTCTCTGAGTTGGGGACAGATAGCGCGGAGAATGGGACACCCGCACACGGCAGAAAGTTGCAGACAGGCGTTTGAAAGAGAAATTGGCATAAGAAAATAATGTTTGACCGTTCCGACCGTTTTACCTGTGTTATTATTATAATGACAAAAGTGTATGGTCGTAAGACAGTGCATAATGTCATCCCCCTGAATTTGTAATAGGCCATCGGAAGGAGCCATCCTGCTGGTGGCTTTTTGCATGCAGGCAGAGGGAATGTAACTCGGTTCGTTCGGTAGCGCATGAGGTTGCTGAACCCTAAAATCAGATAGTGCAGCGCAAGGCACGATAAATATTACTGCTAACGGGCGCAGAGGCCCGTTAACGGGATGTAGCGCAGATGGTAGAGCAACTGCCTTATATGCAGCAAGCCCCTGGTTCGAGTCCAGGTATCCCGACTGTGGAGTTTTTGCGGTTTCTTCGCAATATATGATTTCCATCCGAAAAGCCTCCTTTAATGATAGATAAAAAACCGCAAAACAACAAGGAGAGAGAGCATGTTAGATTTAGCATTGAATTACCAAGAAGAATTGACAAAAAAATTTAGGGAAACATGGATGGATGATAGATACAAGTGGTATTATGCCGGAAATTTCTATGAGGATGTTGATATCAAGCATGATACATGGAATTGCCATCAGTATGTTTCGGTTAAGAACGGAGAAGTCATAGGGTCGATCGAATACAAGATAGACAGATCAAGCGAATATGCATATGCTCTGGGAATAATCAATTTCGAGGATAAGCCATCGTTTGAGTTTAGCCGGGATTTGGGAGAGGCATTAGACAAGATATTTTCCAGGTATGCTATACGCCGCCTGGAATGGTCTGTCATTATCGGAAATCCCATAGAAGAATCATATGACAGGATATGCAGGAAGTATGGAGGCCGGATAGTAGGGACGTATAGAAACCGTACAAGGCTGACAGACGGAAGATACTATGATGAGAAACTGTATGAGATAGAGTTAGCCGATTACATAGAGGCTAAGAGGAAGAAAGCATAGGGAATGGAAGAGAGGTGAGCCGCATTGGCTAAGTATCAAGAATGGATAGAGCCGGAAGGCTTGCTTAAGATCGAGGGATGGGCCAGAGATGGATTGACGGATGAGCAGATAGCAAAAAACATCGGCATAAGCCGAGAGACCATATATGCATGGAAAAAGCAGTACCCGAACTTTTCTGACGCCTTAAAAAAGGGCAAGGAAGTAGTAGACCGGGAAGTAGAGAATGCGTTGCTTAAAAAGGCTCTTGGATACGAGTATGACGAGGTTACGAGAGAAAGAGTTTTCAATGAAGATACTGGCAAGCCGGAGTTGATGGTTACGAAGATTGTCAAGAAGCAGATGGCTCCGGACACGACAGCACAAATATTCTGGCTTAAGAATCGAAAGCCTAGCGATTGGAGGGACAAGAGAGACTACAGCGTGGAAGGAGCCATGAATGTCAATAATCCATACAACGGGCTTACGACAGAAGAACTTAAGAAGTTGATTAAGGATGGATAAGGAACTAATCAGGCTGGGCGCTAAGACAGAACTTGCAAGACGTGAGTTCTTTTTTTATTGCCAATTGAAAGCACCTGATTTTTATAAAGACGATAGGGAATATCTGGTACAGTTATGCAACTCTTTGCAGGAATTTGTTGAGTCGGACGAGGAAGTATGCGTTATTAATGTGCCTCCGCGGCATGGCAAGAGCCGTACGGCTGGCAATCTCGTAGAGTGGTTCCTTGGAAATGACCCAACAAAAAAGATTATGACTGGATCATATAACGAAACACTCTCGACCATGTTCTCGAAGAACGTAAGGAACAGCATACAGGCTGTGAAAGCAGATATATATAAGCCGGTGTTCTCTGATGTATTTCCAGGAGTCCGCATTAAGTATGGTGATGCGGCAATGAACCTGTGGAGCCTTGAGGGAGGATATAACAATTACCTTGCGACTTCACCCACTGGAACGGCTACGGGATTCGGGTGTGATCTGATGATTATAGACGATCTAATCAAGGCTGCAAAAGAGGCTTATAATGCCAGGGTGCTGGAAGAACACTGGACATGGTTCACCGATACGATGCTATCAAGGCTTGAAGAGGGCGGGAAGATCATCATAATAATGACGCGCTGGCACAGCGAGGATTTGGCTGGAAGAGTTCTTGAATGGTGCAAGGAGAAGGGCAAGAGATATCGCCATATTGTCATGAAGGCACTTATAGACAAGGAGAGCCATACGATGCTGTGCCCCGAAATCCTCTCTTATGCTTCTTATATGGACAAGATTAGCGCAATGGGGGAGGACATAGCAAGCGCGAACTATAACCAGGAGCCTATTGATCTTAAGGGGCAGTTGTACACGTCCTTCAAGACTTATGATGACGTACCCCGGGACACTACCGGCAAGCCGCTATTCTCTTCCGTCAGGAATTATACGGACACGGCAGATGAAGGCAGCGATTATCTGTGCAGCATCACGTATGGCGTATATAACAAGGAGGCATATATTCTTGATGTCATATATACTCAGAAGCCAATGGAGGATACGGAGCCAATGGTTGCGAAGGCGTTATTCGAGTATGGCGTAAACAGAGCGAAGATTGAATCGAACAACGGAGGCCGCGGATTTGCACGGTCCGTAAACAGCATACTCAAGCAGGAGTATAAGAGCAACAAGACCAAGGTAAGGTGGTTCCATCAGTCCGAGAACAAGATCGCAAGGATACTTTCAAACAGCACATGGGTTATGAACCACATATATTACCCGAAGAACTGGAAAGACAGATGGCCGGATTACTACAAGGCAATGTACAAGTATCAGCGGGAAGGGAACAATGCTCATGATGATGCACCAGACGCGACTACAGGAGTAGCGGAGAACACGTTACACTCTGGCGGCGTGTCTATGGGATAATGGAGGAATTATGGAATTAGAGATTGCTAAGAAAATGCTAAGATCGTATATGCCTGGACATGAAAAGTTCGTGGGTGAAGCGGATACTGCTAACAGGTATTACAGAAAGAAAAATGATATCCTGACGATCAAGCGCGAGGATAAGATAGAGGATGACCCGCTTAGAAATGCAGACAATAGAATACCGAGCAACTTCTATAAGTTGCAAGTCAACCAGAAGGCAGCATACGCATTTACAGACCCTGTGCTATTCGATGTGGGGAATGATGCGGCAAATGAAACCATTAAGAAAGCATTGGGTGATGCCTTCCAGAAGAAGTGCAAGGCGTTATGTGTGCAGGCTGCTAACACATCCGTAGGCTGGCTTCATTACTGGAAAGGAGAGAACGGCGAGTTCAAGTATTCGGTACTGGACTCAAGAGAGATAGTGCCAATATGGAATAAGGAATTGGAGAAGGAACTTAAGGCGGTACTCCGCACATACCGTGATATTGATGACGCTACAGGAGACGAGTATTTCATCTATGAATTCTGGACGGATGAAGAGGCAGAATCATTCAGACGCAGGATTGATAGTGATGGCTATGATATGCTGGAACCTTACTGCCAGTATCTTACGTTAGATGTAGATACTAACTCTGAGACTTACGAGAGCGTATACAAGCATGGACTTGGGGAAGTGCCGTTCATATTCTTCAGCAACAACGATGAGGGCACGAGTGATCTAAATGACATCAAGGAACTAATAGACTCTTATGACAAGATATATTCAGGATTCGTGAACGATCTGGAAGATATTCAGGAGATTATTTTCGTCCTCACAAATTATGGTGGAGAGGCTGGCACTCCGACTGAAATACTACGGGAAATCAACAATACCAAGATAATACAGGTGGAAAGCGAAGGCCCAAACGACAAATCAGGTATATCCACATTGGCAATAGAGATACCAGTAGAGGCCAGGGAGAAACTATTGACAATGACTCGGAAGTCTATATTTGAGCAAGGCATGGCTATTGACCCGGACCCGCAGAATTTCGGGAACAGTTCAGGCGTAGCATTAGGATATCTGTATTCGCTCCTTGAACTTAAGACTGGATTAATGGAAACTGAATTCAGAATATCATTCAATAGGCTTGTGCGTGCTATCCTTAGATTTCATAATCTGTCAGCAGAAAACATTGAGCAGACGTGGACAAGGACGAGCGTCACGAATGATGCGGAACTCTCAGACATAGCGCAGAAGAGCAAGGGAATCATATCAGATGAGACAATCGTTCGCAGGCACCCCTGGGTAGATGACCCCACAAAAGAGTTGGAAAGGCTTGAAAAGCAGAGGAAGGAAAGGGAGCAGCAATGGGACAATATCCCGAAAGCCGATGGAGGGTTAGGAGATGGCGAAGAAGAATAGCGCAGAGTATTGGGAACAGCGTATTGCTAATACTACCTGGGAGACGTACAACACGATAGAGGAAAAGAACCGCAGAATATTGGAATTCTACATTGATGCAAGCCGACAGGTCAGGGAGGAACTCTATTATATTGCCGAGAAGTACAGCAGGAACGGCACGCTATCGCTTTCGGATATGTATAAGCGCGACCGACTTGAAAAACTATGCAGGAAATACGAGAGCATTATCAAGCGTCTTGGAGAGGAAGTGCAGAGCGAGGCCACCGAAAATATGCAGGATGGGTTCAAGGATGTGTATGTCGCAACAACAGAGTTCCTAGAAGCCGATGGGATATCGGTTCCCAACAGAAAACTTATGGATAAGTTGATAAATGAACCTTGGAGAGGTGACAGTTTCTCCGGCAGGATATGGGAAAATCAGAAGCAACTTGCGGTCGGCCTTAATGATATCCTTCTTGCCGGGTTGCAGCAAGGAAAGACGGCAACAGAGATCGCTATAAGCCTGCATAACTATACTGGCAACAGTTTCAACAACTGCCACAGGCTCATACGGACAGAGACGATGCACTACCTCAATAGTGCGGTACTCATGGGATATAAGGATGTAGGCATAGAGAGAGTGAGGGTATGGGCGGCATTGGATGAGCGGACATGCAAGACATGCATGAGATATCATGATAAGGTATATCTGCTTGGAAAAGAGCCTATACTTCCACTTCACCCAAACTGCCGGTGCACATATTTGCCGGAAGTAGAATAGGAGGATTGTATGAAATCGTCAAAGGTAACAGCAAATAAGAAATTGAAGATTCAGTGTAGATGCGGAAAGTCATTTGAGCCAACGGCGAAGATGATGATAGAGCATGTGCAGGATGATGGACTGATAGATGTATATTATCTCTGCCCGCACTGCAAATCGAAGCACCATGTATGCTACATTAACAGCGAGATCAAGCGCATACAGAAGTTGATTGACAAGGCAAGGAGGACGAATAACCCGGAGGCCTGCAAGATATTATGTGACCGTAAGAAATATCTCATGGATGCTCTTAATAATCGCTTGTAGACGGCCTCTCAAAATGGTAATATATGGATATATTATATATTTCAGGGAGGATTTGCAAATGAAAAGGATTGTAAGTATTTTGTCTGTTGTATTATTTGGTTGCGCAATATTGAATGGGTGTAGTGGAAAAGGCGATGTTACTAAATTGCCACATAATTCCAAAATAAGCATAACTGATAAAAAGCCAGATATTTTAAAAAAAGAAGAACTTGAAACGGAAGACAATATATCTTATGTCTTAAATGAACCGGGAAAAATTGATGGAAAAGAATATACTGTCACCTACCAGTTCTCAAATACAGAATCTGAAATGGATCTAATTATGTCAGTATTTTATGATTCGGAAGAAGCAACTTTGGATGATGCGAAGAAATATATAGAAGATGTATATGGAGAATTAGATAAAGATAGCACCGAAGGAAAATACGGGCCTGGGCAAGACGGAAGATACATAATTAAAAGTGATGGAAAGGCATGGACGATAGGATATTTTACAATGGATAATGGAGACACAAGAATAATAATTTCGCGTGACACGTCATTAGAATAAAGAAAAAGCCACTTGCTTTTGCGAGTGGCTTTTTGATTGGAGGTGATGAGGTTGATTGTAAAAGTTATCAGGTCTTATTATGATGTGGAAAAGCACAGGAACATAGGACAAGGCGAAGAGATTGAGGTTTCCGAGTCAAGGGCAAGGGAATTGGAAAAAGCCGGGGTAATTCAAAAAAGAGCAGCAAAAACGAAGGACGCGTAAGCGTTCTTTTATTTTACCCTTTTTAATGTTGCAGGGTATAAAGAACAACGGTACAGCCAATGCCGGGAGAGGCGGTAAAAATCTATGGAGGTGAAACAAATGGAATGGTTAAAGGAAATCTTAAGAAATGCGGTATACGGGGAAGATGGAAAGTTGGATGTGGAAAAGACATTAGAAAAAATCAGCAAAGAGGCACCGAAACACATTATATCAAAAAATGAGTATGACGCAAAGGTCACGGAACCTAATACTGCAAATGACACCATCAAGGATTTGAAGGAAAGCACTGATGGAAATGAGGAACTGCAAGGAAAGATTGATACATATGAGAAAGAGATTAAAAACTTGAAGAAAGCGAATGAAGACATGCAGAAGTCATACAGGCTCAAGGAAATAATTTCAAATGCTGGATGCACAGATGCTGACTATCTGATCTACAAGCATGGCGGGCTAGATAAGTTCACGTTCGACAAGGACGGAAAGCCTGTTGGAGTAGATGAGATCGTGAAATCCTATAAGGAATCAATTCCTATGCTATTTCCTACTGGACAGAAGCATCAGAGTTATAATCCAACGGGCGGTAAAGGTGCATCGACTACTAACCCATTCGCAAAAGAGACATTCAATCTGACGGAGCAGGGAAAAATGCTTAAGGAAAACCCGGCGCAGGCACAGGAAATGGCAGCCGCAGCCGGAGTAACATTATAAGAACAAGAAAGGTTAAAAAGGTGATAACACATGGCAGGAACAACATTATCAGATGTAATTGTACCACAGTTATTTACGCCGTACGTAATCCAGAAGACAATGGAGAAATCGGCATTATATAACTGTGGAATTATTGTTAATGATACTAAATTTGACGAACTGGCTTCACAGGCCTCTCCACTAGTGAATATGCCGTTTTTCGAGGATTTGACTGGTGAGTCAGAGTCCGTAGTGGAGGGGAAGGATTTGACGCCGTCTGGAATTGAATCCGAGCAGGACGTTGCAGTAATTATCAGGCGCGCAAAGATGTGGAGTGCCACTGATCTGTCAGCCGCGCTTGCGGGCAGCGATCCGATGCTTGCGATTGCATCCTTAGTGGCAGGGTTCCGCGCGCGGGATATGCAGAAGGAGTTGGTCGCTATTTTAAAGGGAATTTTCGGCTCTTATACAGCATCAGAATCGTCCTCGGAGACAACGCCACTTGCAAGCAATATATTAGACATTTCTGGCGGTTCAGGAGCGGCGGCTAAGTGGAGCGGGTCTGCTTTCATTGATGCAGAACAGTTGCTTGGAGATAATAAGACGGCACTTACGGGTGTTGTAATGCATAGTGCTACGGAGGCGGCACTTAAGAAGCAGAATCTTATTGAGACCGTACAGCCATCGAATGACGTGTCGTTCGGATTATATCAGGGGAAACGAGTCATTGTGGATGACGGATGCCCTGTAACTGGCTCTGGCTCAAATCAGGTATTCTCTACATACCTTTTCGGTCAGGGCGCGATTGCGCTTGGTAATGGAAATCCAGTAGGATTCGTGCCAACCGAGACAGATCGGGACAAGAAGAAGGGTTCCGGTATTGACTACCTGATTAACAGATGGACGAACATACTTCATCCGCGCGGAATTCAGTTCACAAACGCCAAGGTAATCAGCAAGAAGGAAGGCCCTACAAGAGCAGAACTTTCTGACGCGCAGAATTGGAACCCTGTATATGAGCCAAAGCAGATCAGGATTGTTGAGTTCAGACACAAACTGTAGGAGTTAATCGTATGGAAGAGAGAATATTAGAGAGCCTGCTAAAACGTCCTGGCTTGTGTGACAAGAGATATATCCTTGAGGATATGATACATGATAGCGTTCTGGAAATCCGGGACGCTATCATGTATGAAAAAGATGAGGAATTGCCAGAGGCATGTGAATTGGCAGTGAAGGAACTGACGCTTATCAGGTTCAATCGAGACGGAACAGAGGGCATAGCAAGCGAGAGTAATAGCGGAGTTTCTACGTCATATATCAATGAGTTGCCGCCTTCTGTTAAGCGTATCATATATCGCCACAGGAGATTACGCAGGAGGAAATAAGATGTCAATAAACCGGGATATGAGTAGATACACGATCCAGGAAGAAAAGCGTGTCAGAAGTCCATCTGGCGGCGTTGAGCAAGAATGGGTATATGTCTCAGAGGTCGATGTTGCGGTATATAAAATTGATGAAACCGTAATGCATGCAAGCGAGTTATACAAGGTATCAACACATACAGGGCTTACGCATCGAAAGGGCCTCAAGGCTGGAAAATATCGGCTAAAGAATGACGATACTGTATATACGGTGATATCCTGCAACGATTCCGGAAGGCTGGCAAGCCTGCTTCTCAAGGAGGTGACTACGGATGTCGGATAATTCTGCATTTGAGTCCAGCATGAATAAGGCAATGCTTGAAATCATTACAGATGTAGGAAGAAATATGAAAAAAGCGTGTTATGTCGTTGAAGCCGAGGCGAAAAAGAACTGCCCGGTAGACCAGGGTATTCTTAGGGCATCGATTACCAGTGAGGTTGATATTTCTGGCTCTGAGATAGTCGGCATGATAGGCAGTACACTTGAGTATGCGCCTTATGTGCATGATGGGACTGGAATCTATGCGAAGGATGGAAATGGCAGGAAAACTCCGTGGGGCTATACGGTGATGGCAGGAAAATACAAGGGATTCCATTGGACACGCGGGCAAAGGCCGCAGCCGTTTCTGGAAGATGCGAAACTTTCAAAAAAATCATCAGTAGAAAGGATTCTGGGAGGTAAATAGCAATGGAATTGGACATCAAGAATTACATAGAGTACATGATCCCGGAATTTGCATTGCGGCTATATCCTGTAATGGTTGTAGACCCGGACGAAGGGATTAACATTGCCTATACATTTACGGATATTTCATCGGGGCACTTGAGCCAAAGCCAGTTGACCCTTAATGTGATCTCAGACGACTATGATTCAGGCATGGATGCTCAAAACAAAATTGCGAAACTGCTTGCAATGGAAGAGGACGCGCCATTCATATCATATGGAGATACAAGGTTTCGGTCTGTGCTTTCATCTGGCGGCGCACGGATATTTAATGAGGATTTGCAGAAATGGGAACTGAAAAAATATTATCTGATAGATTGGAGGACAATTAATGGGAGCAAAGAATAAGGATGAGATTTTGCTTGGAGCGGGCGAAGTCTATATGTATGAGTTTGAGGGAACGGAACTGCCACAAGATTCAACGATTGAGATCGCGGATCACAACGTAGGGCATTGCAGCGGCGGGTTTTCCATAAACTACAAGCCTACCAAGTATGACGTTTTAAACCAGTATGAGAAGATCGTGAAATCATTCATCACGAAGGAAGAGATTACGGCTAAGACGGGTGTGCTTACCTGGAACATGGAGAATATCTCGATGCTTTCCACGGGCGAGTATACAGAGGACAAGGAAAAGAAGGTAAGAACCATCGTGTTTACCGGAAAGGGAAAGTCGCTTAAGACGGTGCTTCTGAGATTCGTTCATGAGAAGGAGAACGGGAAGAAAATCCGATTCACGATGATTGGTCAGGGAGGATCTGGATTCGCGCTTGAATTCACGGGCAAGGAACTGACGATTGATGCTGAAATATCGGCAATCAACAAGATTGATGGATTCCTGGCGAAGTTCGAGGAAGAACTGACAGAGGAAGAGGTTGCCGCGATCGTAGCAGCATAGGAGAGCGCAATAATGCGCCCTCCTCATTTTATTTGAAAGGGGATAAAAGATGCTGGACTTAGACAAATATATGGATAACAGCGTGGAAATGAGGATAGGCGGAGAAGTCATACATGTAATGCAGCCCACGCTAAGAATGATAGACAAGATAGATATGATCGAGAGTGATTTGACTGAAGATAATATTCGCGGTAAGCGGTTAGAGACCGCTGTACTGTTCCTGAACCATAACAAGGAGGGACGGAAGTTCGAAAAGCAGGACTTATGCGACTGGACTATGGATGCGATTACAAAGGTAATAACTACAATGTCAGTATTGAGATACGAGGCAGAAACAGACCCAAACTAATGATTCCCATTCCTCCTGGAGAAATTGGAAAGGCAATATGTGAAAAATATTTCCCGGAAGAGGAATGGGAAAAAGAGTATCGTTCAAAAACTGGAATTATTAGAAGGATAAGCGAGTATACGGGATTCAATTTTAACGAAGTTCTGGAACTGCCTTATCCTTATTTTTTGCTTCTGAACAGGGAGAGTTGGATCGCAAGTTATACAAAATCTAAGGAAGGCATGGAGACACTCAAGAACTTGTGGCGATTGCAGCAGACCAAGGCTGATGAAAAGTCAGTGAGAAGGCATAGCGGAGGTGGATATAATGGCGTCAGGAATTGAGTTAGCACCACTGGTAACCAAACTCAAGGTAGATACGGAACAATTTAAGAGAGACATGAAGAATGCCGCCAAACTGGGAAAGAGCGAGGCTGACAGGGTTGAGAAGAGCCTGGCAGGATTGACAAGGACTGGACAGACGCTTGGAAAAGTAGGATCGGTGCTGACGAAGTCCGTAACCCTCCCAATTGTTGGTGTAGGCGTTGCAACAACCAAGATGGCGGTTGACTTTGAAAGCAGTTTTGCGAAAGTAAGTACGCTTCTTGATGATGGCGTCGTGGATTTTGCAGAATATAAAGACAGCCTGATAAGTGGCTCAAATGAAACCAAGGTTGCGGTTGATGAATATTCCGAGTCCGTGTATCAGGCCATATCCGCAGGCGTAGATCAGACCAAGGCTGTCGAGTTTACGACTGAGGCCATGAAATTAGCAAAAGGCGGATTCACATCCGGCGCAAGTGCTGTAGATATCCTTACAACTGCGATCAATGGATATAACCTGAGCGCGGAAGATGCTACAAAAATTTCTGATATGCTGATTACAACGCAGAATCTCGGCAAGACCACCGTAAATGAATTGAGCAGCAGCATGGGTAAGGTAATCCCTATTGCCAGTTCTGTCAATTTTGGGATGAATGAACTGTCTGCATCTTACGCGCAGTTGACCAAGAATGGTATTGCCACGGCAGAGGCCGGAACATATCTTAAGCAGATGCTTTCCGAGTTAGGAAAAACAGGAAGTACGTCTGATAAGGCCCTTCGGGAACTGACAGGGAAAGGATTTGCGGAACTCAAGAAGGAAGGCGTTGCAACGTCAGACATTCTGAACATGATGAGCCAGTACGCAGAGAAGAACGGAATGACTCTGAAAGACATGTTCGGCTCAGTGGAGGCTGGATCAGCGGCATTGGTTCTCGCGAAAGGAAATGGTCAGGAGTACAATGGAATGCTGGACGCTATGAACAAGAGCGCGGGTGCTACGCAATCGGCTTTCGATAAAATGGATGCGACCCCAGCAGAGCAATTAAAAGGAGCCTTGAACAAATTAAGGAATGCGGGCATTAAGTTTGGCGCGTCATTTATTCCTGTGATTACGAAAGTATCTGAGGTATTAAGCAAGGCGGGAGATGCATTTGCTGGGTTGTCAGAGCAGGAGCAGCAGAACATTATAAAATGGATGGCATTGGCCGCAGCCGTTGGCCCTGTGCTTAAAGTGGTAGGCGGAGGGATAGGAACATTCACAAAATTAAGCAGCGTTATGAGCGGTGCAAGTACAGCGTTAGGCAGCCTTGGAGGGGCAGGGCTGGTTGGAAGCATGGGAAGTCTCGCTTCTATCTGTGCGCCGCTTGTGGTCGGCGTTGCTGCTGTCGGAGCCGGAATGTACGCCGCCCACGAGAATACGCAGTTGATGAAGCGATCTGTGATAGAGTCATCCGATGAAATGTCGGGAATGGAAAAGGTGCTTGCGAAACTCAATGGCGTTGAAGTGAAGTCTAGGGAAGAGTTAGAAAAACTAGGGCTTGTACATAAGGAATTCTCAGATGACATCAGCAAGGAATTCCAGAAAGAGGTAGAAAAATCCACGGAGGCACTACAGGATTTCAGCGTATTCATCAATAAGATTGGGTTTGATGATGTCATCACGCAAGAGGAAAGCGCGGAATTCACAAGACGCGTATCGGAGATGTGCCAGGAGGCTGTTAATACCATATCTGGCAAGAAGGAAGAAAGCCAGAAGGCCTTGAAGGAATTATTTTCTGCTGACGATGAAGTAATAGATGAAAGCGAGCAGAGGGTATTAGATATACTTTCCAGGTCAAGCGATAACCAGATCAGCGAAGTGCAGAAACTACAGGATGAGATTCTGGCGATCAAGCAGGCGGCAGTAGATGAGGGAAGAGCGTTGAATGACCAGGAGGTTGCTGCAGTAGAGGAAAAGACGCAGAAAATCAAGCAGATAGAACTTGAAAATCTCGGCGGAACCCAGGAAGAGATCATGTATGCTAAGAATGAGTTTGCCGCGAGAGTCAAGAACCTGGATGCTAAGAGTGCGTCTGATTTGATGCAGGAAAAGGCGAAAGCGCGTGATGATGAAATCGTGCAGATTCAGGCATCATATGATACACAGATTGAAATGCTCAAGTCAAAAGCAGCAGAATGTACTGGTGCAGAGCGCGAGGAAATGGAGAAGCAGATTGCCAATCTTGAAAGCGATAAGCAGAAGAAAATTGATAAGCAGAATGAACTCTATGACGAGTATATGAACATCATCAGAGAGAAGAACCCCGAATTGCTGGATGTGATTAACAAGTTTAACGGGGAAATACTTACGAATGAGGACAAGGCTTGTCAGGAGAGGCTCTACAATATGATGAATCATTATGACGGGCTGAACCAGATAACTGAGAGTGGATGCTATCAGATATACAATAAGGAAGCCGGAATGTGGCAGAATATGCGCGTTACGGTAGATGAAAATACTGGCGCAATTGTAGGCATATACAATGAATCTACGGCAGAATGCGGAGGATACACGGAAAAGATGGCGCAGGATGCCGAAAACATGGCACGTAGGCAGAACAGCGCATATCAGGCAATAGGCTCATCAATGGGACTGTATGTAAGCAATACGGGTAAAATTATGGGCGCAAACGGAAATGTAGTTGCATCTATGGATGACTTGAAACTGCATACGGACGGAACCAGGACGGGAATTGTCAACATCAACAATACGCCTTATAACATTACCGTAAACAAGGACGGGACGATATCAGCGTTGCAGGAAATTAACGATAAGGCAGATTATGCAACAAGGGACAGGACTATTCATATTGCAGCGCAGTATATGGATAATCCCTCTATTGCGGCATGGGATGGAGTTACGGAACTTCACCACTTTAACGGTCTTGATAATGTTCCTTATGATGGATACAGAGCAGTATTGCATAAGGGTGAGCGAGTTCTTACTTCCGAGGAAAACAAGGAGTATTCATCTGGAAGGGACAATACAAATTATGACTATATCCGAAACATTGTCAGAAGCGAGATCAAGGGGATCGTGATAGAACTGAATGACAGGGAGATGGGCCGTGCATATTCCCGCTGGTCAGAAGGGAGGGCTTAGATGTACCCAGATATATGTTATGTGAATAGTAATAATGTGGTGCTTGATCTTACGTCCTTCCCTTATCTAGTCAATGATATCAATGAGATAACAGACTACTCCTGGGATTACGAGGCCAACGATGCACAAAAGGTAGTATCATTTTCCCGTGGGGTGTGCGAGATACCTATAACTATCAATATCCTTGCGAATACACATGAAGAATATGTACAGGCACGAAAGAGGTTGTTTGAGGCACTGGAAACGGATGTGCTTAACAATGCGAGGGGGCGGCTGTACTATCATGGTCAGTACGTCCTTTGCAACGCCGTTACCAGCAAGAAAAAGGACTGGAACATGGGCGTTGACTTTGCGTTAGTTTACATCAAATTTGTAACGGACTGGCCTTACTGGATCACAGAAGAGACTTTCGAATATCTGCCATACTCTGGCGCAGAAAGCAAAAGCATTGTAGGCAAGAATTATCCGTACAATTATCCGCACAATTACACGAATACGCAGAAGGGGAACGGGATAATCCGTAATGAGCACTATGCTGACTGCAATTTCTCTATGACGATATATGGAAAAAGCCTGAATCCAAGGGTATCCATTAACGGACACGTGTATGAGGTGTTCACAAGCGTTGATGACGGCGAATATATGGTCATTGACTCCAAAAGCAAGACCATAAGGCGGTATAAGGCCAACAAGCAGATCGTCAACGAATTTGGTAGCAGGAATATGGAATCATCCGTATTCAAATTGATACCGACTGGCAAGAGCAATGTGATCTGGGATGGGTCATTTGGAATAGACATCACCCTGTACCACGAAAGGAGTGAACTGCTATTAATCTGATAATTGCGGATGCGAATGGAAGAGAACTCAGGTATTGGGATATGGAGAGGAACCTTGATCTTGATATAGGCGATACCAATGACTTCCAGTTTGGGGTATCGCTTACGGAGTGGAATCACTCGAGCCTTGATTATGGATATAGGCTATTCGTGCCAGAGACAGAATATGGGGGAGTTATAGGAGATATAGAAACATCAACGAAAAGAGGACGGGTCATTGTACGCGGCGATACATGGCGCGGGATGCTGGGAAAGAAGATCGTAGAGCCGCCCAAAGGGTCATCACATCTTACTGTATCAGGAGAACTTAATGCCGTGATATCAGGAATACTTGGAAATTCGTTCGGCGATCTGTTTTCCGTTTCTCAACGGGATACCGGGATTATAGTAAATTATCAATTTGACCGTTATACTACTATGCTGGACGGATTAACCAAGATGCTATCTCAGGTGGGATATAGGCTATCAATCAAGTACATAGAGCGAAATGACGGACCAGGATATGTGGAAATCGGCGCAGTAAAGGCGTCTGATTATTCAGAGAGCATTGAATTCTCACAGGACTATCATATCAATTTTAAGGCCCGCGAGTGCAGGAATGGCATCAATCATCTCATATGTGCAGGAGAGGGAGAAGAGGAAAGCCGTCTTGTACTCCATCTATATGCAGATGCGGACGGAAACATAGGGGAGACCCAATATTATACGGGGATTGATGAAAGAACCGCCCTCTATTCTTACACATCCATCAATGATGCGGAGGAATTGAAAAAGGATGGTATAGAGCGTTTAAAAAAACTCATGAATTACAAGAGATTCGAGATGTCAGTAGACAATGTGGAACTTGAGGTTGGCGATACGGTATCCGGCAGAGATTATATAACAGGGATATATGTCAAGAAGCCTGTGGTTGGAAAGATACTTAAAATTACGGACGATAGAGAAACAATAGATTATACCATAGAAGGAGATGATTAGATGGAACTCATAACAGGAGTGGGCGCAACGGATCACATTGATTCTCAAGATGATGCTGACTTTCAGAGAGCCATTACAGGCCAGGACAATTATGTGTTGAATATCGGTCGAAAGATGAAGGCTGAGTTATTGTCAAATAATGTGGTGCGTGTGCATGATGGCAGCCTGATCCACCAGGGAAGGCATGTAATTATACCGGAAGGCGAAAGTGAAGAGGTAACAATTGAATATGGTACGCAGGGGGAAAAGAGGATTGATCTGATTGTATCGGTGTACAGCAAGGATACCAAAAGCGGAATAGAAACAGAGTTTCTTAAGGCCATCAAGGGAACGCCATCCGTAGACAGCCCGGCCATTCCAAGCCATATAGATGGGAATATCAGGGCTGGAGATATATATTCTGAATTCCCTCTGTACAAGGTTACGCTTGACGGAATCAACATAGTGTCAATAGATCCATTGTATGAAGTGCTTACATCTATGGCAGAACTTAAGACGATGACCGATGAATTAAATAGAAATTTGGAAGCCACTAAAAATAATCTGTC